GTAGTCGCCAGTATGTTCATACATAATCCGACCAATACCGTTAGTAGCCGTATCTCCAAAATAAACTGCTGACGTACCTGTTGTGTTGCCAATATCTGCTCTAAAAATAGCATCATTGCCAGCAGTAGAACCACTTTCAATTCTTAGTGTTGTATTTCCGGCAGTAGGTCTTGTTACATTTATGGCAAAAGAATCATCTGAAGATATTGTTAAGCCGTCAGAAACTACAGTGCCTGTAACATTCACGCCTGTGGAGGTGGTGTTGAGTTTAGAACCATTATCATGATAAAGTGTTACTGCACCATCTGTCGTAACTATGACACCCTGTTCACCAGTTGCACTTTGTAATCTAACAGAGTCTGATGCTCTGATATATAAGTTACCTGTTCCAGTGTCATCTATGTAACTATTGGCTCCGTTGTGATAAATCTGCAAGTCAGACCCAGCACCAAAGATGGCTTTGTCGTTGTCACCAAAGTTAATATTATCAGTAGTAGTTAAACCAGCAAGGGTATTAATTGCGTTAACAACATCTGTTCCATTATTAAACAGTAACGTAGTTTTACCAGCGGGAACCGATACACCTGTCTGTCCAGATACTTTAACTGTACACGCATCGGCTAATGCGTTATTAACTACATACATTTTTTCAATAGCTGGAACAATTAAATTCCTAGCTCCGCCGGATGTACCAGTTAAGTTTAACCGCATGTTTCTAGCTGGCTGCGCGGTGTTTGCGTCAGTTAATGTAAGTGTTACATCGGAACTAGAAAAAGATACGTCTACTGTACCCGCAACAGCTTCTTCAAGCGCGGTGCCTAAGTTTACGTTAGTTACATCTCCCCAAGTACCAGCGTTATCACCAGTACCCATGAGTTGCAACTTAAGATTTGATGAATATGTTGATGCCATTTTTTACTCCTAGGCTGCTATGGGCAACCAATTAGGTGATTGTGTGTCGTCTACTTCCGTCCAAATTGCGCTTCCCGTGCTAATACCTGTCCAGTTTGGTGTTTGGTCGTCGTCTATTATTTGCCATACTAATGGAGAAGATACTGCTCCTACTGCTGAAACCCCTATAAGTGTAACATTAGCATAGCCTTTAAGTGTAACTATTCCTAACGATGCTGTAGCGCTAACACCTATAACGTTTACAGAGTTTGTCGTCTTAAACTCTGCATCGCCTAAAGCCGCTGATGCTTGTAAGCCAGTTGTAGCTACATCAGCAGAAATTAAGCCACTCCAACCCTTAGGTGTACCCCAAGTTAAAGCGTTCCAAGAGCTTGGTTGTAATGCTAATGTCTGCCCTAGCGAACCAGAGGCGGAAACACCAGATAATGTTAGGCTTATATTTTCCTCTATTGTTACACTACCAACACTTACAGACGGGCTTACTCCGGTCAGGGTAACATTTGCTGTTGCAGTTACACTCGGACTATTAATAACTCCACTTGCTGCTGTGCCTATAACCTCATGATTAGCACCAGCGGTGGCTACTATGTTACCTATACTTGTAGTTGCCGCAACACCTGTTACATCTACATTAGCGTTTAAGAAAACTTGTGTAGAGCCAAGTCCTGTTGTCGCAGGTAACCCACTAACGGTTACGCTTATAACTCCGCCCCAACCGTTTTCACTCCAATCAGAAACACCCCAAGCTACAGCCATGTTATTTACGCGATCCTAATAATAGCGCTTGTTGCGTCGTTTGTTGGGAAAATAATTGTAAAGTCTCCAGCTGTTGAAGTCTTATCACCACCAAAGTCCAGAACTGCTACTGCTGCATTTGGAACCGCACCAGAAATACCATTAGCTGATGGAGTGTTGTTGTAGATAAGAGCGCCACGAGCGGTAACTGTTACATTGGAAAATGTAAGGTCACTAAAGTCTGTAAAGCCAGTACCAGCGGTCACACTAGTTTCTGTTTTAGCCACACCTGTATTAACAAGGTTTGAACCCCCAGCGGTGTAGTTGGTACCTGTTGCTTCGTTGGCAATTATGTACGCGGTTGTGTTCGCGTTGATTGTAGCTGAAGACGTATAAAGCGCTAACTTAAACGTGTCTCCAGTTGAGTTACGAAAATCGTGTACAGCCAACATAAGTTCGGCTTTAAAAGAAGTACACATTGCTTGTGAAATTGCCATGATTGGCTCCTTATGAATCTATAATTGATATGAGTTCTGAGTAACCTGCATTAGTAAGCTTGTTAGCCAGAGTTACGTTGTGTGACTTTACAGCTTCCTTTAAATAAAATATTAAAACTTGCTTAATTTGTGCTCTAAAGGCTTCTGCTTGGTCTCTAATAGCCGGATGAGATTGTGATCCCACCGAAATAATTTTATCTAGTGCCCGTTCTGCTATTTCTTCAGGTGTAAACCCTCGACCACTTGTAGTAGCTACTGTAATACCATCTCCACCTAGTAAAAAAGAAAGTTCTTCGGTTTGCATATTATTTAACTGGATACCTTACTTGTGGGGTTCTATACATATCTTGACGATTCTTAGCATCACCAAGCATCTTAATTAATCCTAATGCCTCATCATATCTTTTTTGGTAGTTAGTAATCTCATCTGGTTCTGCCTTCATAAACGTAGCAGCTTCCATCAAAGACCCATACAAAAGTACAGAATCAAAATCATCTCCTAAATAAGATGTCCCCGCAGTCACAATAGACTCTGGGTAATAAAAATAATGTAACTCCGCGCCATAATTAGAATTTGGTGTAGGCCCAACTATAAAAGAAGTGTTATCGAAAATAGCGTAATGCGTAGGAACACCTGTTGCTGTTGGATCGGGAAACGCTTCTCGAATAAAGTTAACGTCTTTATTTAAAAGGAACGCCTGACTACCATCAGCAGCAATAACTGCTAACGAAAATGTAGACAACCAATCTGTTGGTATACCTAAATATTTACCACCCGCAGAAAAATTTCCTGTTACGTTCTTACGTAAATCAGGCAGCTGAACGACATTAAAAACCCGTTGCTCAGCCTGACGTATAAACGTATCAATCTGCTCTTTTGTAGTAAAAGAGGTCAATGTACCTAGGTTAGTAGGGTCATCTACAGATGTGCTCGGAAACGTATTTTCAACGTAACCTTGGATCGTTTTAAATAAAGTATTGTAGTCCATTTAACCCATCTTTTTGCTATGTCCAGTTCCTTTAGTAGCTGCACCAGTACCACGAGTTTTTTGTGTCTGGGTGTTTGCTACGTTGTTTGGGTACCCGTCTACATCTGGTACAGGCACTGGTTGAGGCTGTTTGAATTTTCCTGTATCTTTCATATCAATTCCTTAACTAGTTGTAATTATTACAGTTCCTACTTGTCCATCACCTTCTAAATCATCTTCAAGCCCACTTAATTCCAACGGATTATCTAGTCCTACTGGGTTCCAACCCCATTGTATATCTCTTGACTGTTCATAGCTATTATCTGGTCTAGGGTTACGTAACGCTTGTGGATCATCTACAGGGTACATACCCAATTGATTCTGTGGCTGATCCGGCTCCCAACAAGTAGGACACACTAGAATGTTAACATTTTTGGTTTTTATGGTTAGCTCTTTTAACTGTTTGAGCTTGTATTGAAACCCGCAACGATCACACTCTGCTATCGCGTTTTTGCCGGAAGCAAATTTATTAGCCATATAACTTTAGTAAAACATTTGTCGAGGAGCTAGTCTGAGAGAAGCCTTCTCTCTATCCTCAGTTGAAGCAAAATTCCATTGTTCTTCGTAAGCTAACTTTAACATTTCAATCCTATCCATAGCTTCTGGGAGCTTAAGAGATAAATAATAAGCTAAACCAGCTACCATACAAGGTAAGAATCTAAACGGTATATCTTCAGTATTTACACCATTACCAGCGTCTTGAATACGTCTAAGTCTCCAGTAAGTAAAAGTGTAAGTATCGTTATTTGGTACAGGCCAAACGTTTATAGTGGGATATGCAATCCCAGTTGTAGGCTCTGTTGCACCAGACTGTCTGTCTATCCATACTTGAATTGGTCTACCTTGAGAGTTCTTATTAGGTATAGACGCATATGTGGAAGAGCTAATTCTGGTTATATTTATATCGTTTTGATTGGTGCCAGTACCCGTTCGGATGACGCTATCTAGCAGATCAATAGTATCAATAGGAAGATTATAAGTACCAGTGCCTTGCGTAAGTGCGATGCTACCTTGATCGATCGTCCATAAATTAATGCCACGATTAGCCCATTCTATAGTGAGTAAGTTTAAAGACCTACGGGCAGTACGCATTTCGTACCCCGTGCGTAACTCCGCACCACAACGCTCAAATGCCTCTTCTACAAGGTTATTGAGGTCGAGATTAAATGTACTTGTCCCTGATGTAGTCATAGATTATTTATCTTAAAAGTGTGGCTAAAACTAAGCCAATAACAGCGACAATGGATGCCATGTGTAAGGCTTCCATACGAAACATACGTTTATCTAACGCTCCTAGTTTATCTAATACAGAAGAATACCTAGCAGCACATTCTCTTTCGTGTGCGTCAAGCTGTGCTTGTGTATGAGTTACCACTGGAGCGGTTGCAGTTTTTCGCTTAGCCGGAGCTTTACGAGTTCTAGGTTTAGTTTTAATCCCTGGGGTAGTAGCCATTATGATATCTTCCTATACTTTCTTACCTTTTTAGCAATCTTTTTAGGTTGTTTAGCAACTTGCTTACCAGACTTTTTGGCTTTACGTTTAGCTTTTGTTGTTGCTGCATACTCTTTATCCGATAACGCTTTAATAGCTTTTTCTGGAAGATAACGCTCTCCAGTTGCTTTTGCACCTTGCGTTGACGGTTTTCCACTTTTAGTGCGCCATTTCTGTTTCGTCCAAGACTTAAGACTCTTTTGTGATTTAGCGAGGGCCATTATGACTTATAGCCCCCACCAGCTTCTTTGTACCTTTTAGCTAACATTTGAGCTTTTCGAGCACTCCATTGCCCTGGAGCACCACCTTTACCACCTGCTTTAATACTGTTAAAGATACGCTTACGTAATCCTGGTTTGGTGTAATTGCCAGCTTC